AAAAATTCCTTTATAATATGATACACATCAGGGATACATTTCCATGTCGATAAGGTGGGAAGGTGAGAATAGGGATAAAAGAATGATTTTTTTCATGAACACAAAGAAAATTAATATAAAGTATATAATGATTACTACTGTTAAGGTGTATATGGGACATACTTTATTGAGATACATGTTTACATATTGTCTACTAGTGATATTTACATTTCCCAACCAAACTCTACGGCAAATTCTCCTTGCTTGGTCATCTGCTTGAGTTCTTCTTCAGCTTCCGCCGCCCACGATTCAACCCGGACCCTCCTGGAGCCGACGCCTGGGTACCAAAGGCCTGTGTGGAAAAGTGTGTCAAGGGGGTGGAGGCCCTTGTTGAACAAAGGGAAATAGGCAGCAAGCATCACCTCGAAATCCTGCCACAGGGGGTAACGGTCAAACTCTCTGGTAGGCCAAATCCTGGCAAAGATCCGAATGATCTGACCTGCCACATTTGGTTCAAAAGGCTTAGATAGACCCTTTCGAGCCCAAGACGGCTCAAACCAGTCCCACTCGACCCCTTTCTGGACTCCCTTCTTTGTCGAGCGGTATACTTCTCGGTAACACCAATGCACCAGTCCGGCTTTAAAGACTGCAAGACGGGTGTGGATTCTCAGGCTGCCGTAATACCAACTAATGAAGTCCCAACAGCCGATGAACGCACTGATCAGTCCGATCAAAGACTGATCAGAGGGGGGGGCATAACTTCCCGGGAGCCACTTGGTCAACGGAACCAGTGAGTTCGACAGTAGTTGGAGGCCAAGAATCACCAAACAAGCTTTGGGGACTTCGGGCATCTGTTGAGACGCCATCACAATGGATGCGTATTTAATGGCAACTCCAGACTCTAGACCGAGATAAGAGAGAATAGAAATGAGATCAAGCTTAGGATCTGGGAGAACTTCGGGTGGGATCCCCGTCATCAGGGCCTTTGGGGATACATTCAGTGCACGTGTGAACTCTTTCTCGGGGCTCTGCATTGCGGGAAGACGGCGTAGGAGTTTAGTGAATGAAGATCGGGTAAGATTTTTTGCAGTGATCTTCCCCCGATACAGTCCCTGTCCGACCAAGTAAAACTCAGAGGACTGGCTGCTGGTGAGGCCTGTGGTGACGCCGTACGCTTTTTTGAAAAGTCTCCCGAGTCTCTCCAGATCCCTAGCTCCAGTTCCGGCCTCTCGGGAGCCGTACATCTTAAAGATCAGGAAACCTGTAGGGATCAGCAGGTCATGGAGGTTGTTGACCAGATGGTCTACGATCTTCTTGATGTCCCGCTCAGAGACAACCTCCATATCAAAGATCAAATGACTAAATTCCATTTGGTGACGACTCTGAAGGGTCTTAAAGTGCGTCCAAGTCTCGGGGAGAGTCAGGTCTGCTGGTTCCTTCCATGCTGAGTCAGCGTTCACGCACCTATCCCGGACACTTTTGGGCATTGCCGCGATTGCAGATGGTGGACCAGGGGCCACTCCTTTCAGTTGACGATCTTTGACAACAAGTAGACTGTTGAAAAGTGCGCGACTCTGTGGGTAAAACCGAAGGAAAGCTGCAGTCATCCCTCCAGACCCATCTCCTGCGATTAAGCCGTCTCGGCCCACGTCGGTTTTGGCCAGGATTCCTCTCAATTTGAAATGGGCCCCTGTCGCCAATTGGACCACTCGCAATCCGGAGATTAGGGGGTTGTTGCAGCGCGGAACAACCAATACCCCGGTCTTTTCCTCCTCGAGGGTTGAAAAGTCAAGCTCTGTAGCTGTGATGGTGCATACAAACTCTGGGCCCCATGTTTTGTCATCAGCGGGTGGGATGAAGACAATAGAGAGGCCTTCCCTACCGGCATGGCGAATTTCACTTTCGCACCATTTCACCCGAGGGAAATTCGCCGAGGTGCTTGGCAGATGAAGTTCAGCCGGATTATAAGGGATTGTAAATAGTCGATCTCTGCTGGAGTAATACGCGATTTGGTCTTTGATCATTCGGATCTCATCAGTCGCTGCGGAAGACACTTTGTCCTGTCTCAGAATTTCCCACAACCTATGTGTGAGGATCATGAGACCTGTCATCCTGGGGGTTCTAAAGTCAGAGAACACCCACAGGGTTTCCCCCTTCTGAGCCCAAGCGCCTTTGATGTTGCTTTTCCTGAGCAGGTGAGATTCCAGGAAGGATTTTGCAAGTTGTCCTAGATCCCTATTGGATGCTGGGTAGGATGGGGGAACCCTCCGACTGGACCTCAGTAGGACTCTTTGGAAACTTTCCAGTCCGGTCATTGAGATAAAAGCATCCTCATTACAGATGCACTCTATCAAATGATATCCGGCTCCCAATAGTGTCTGGCTCGGTTCTCGTTTCCACATCACCAATCTCCTGTATACGACCTCATAGGAAGCCGCCATCAACAGGCCTTGTAGAAGGCCCATCAAGAATGGAATAGGCTGGAGGCGCCTCCCAAGAGAAGTGGGAAACAGAATCGATTGCCCCTTGCAAGGGTCATTGTCGACTTGGAGGATTCCATAATTTGCCCCAGCCCCAACTCCAATGTGAAAACACTTGTCGATCGGGGACAATCTTCTCCAGTCTCCTTTGGGGATTGCAACCCCCTCGGTCCTGGTAAACTGGGGAGAAATCCCACCCGACATGGTGAAGACAGATTCATGAACATCAGGAAGCCTCAACTCAAACGGGGAGTCCAGTTTGATGTTTGAGACTTCTCTGAGGCAGGAGGTACAACGGATGTGATAATGATGCCGGAGGTCCGGTTCGTTAAGGAGCTGATTGATCTCGAGACTTGTGGTCTGGCTGTAAAGCATGGTGGCTTGATACATGAAGTCATAGTTCCCCTGCCCGATCATGGGCATAGTGTCTGCTGTGACTATTACCCAAGAGATTCCAGTGGGATTGACTGCAGAGAAACCCCCATTGCTTTGTCTGACAGACTTGTACCTGTGCTCCACGCATCCTGATCTGGAGAAAGCCACATTGGTCTCTTCCCAGTCAAGCCCAGTCAAAGATCTTAGATTCTCCAAGATGGCTTTGGCAACATTAGTCCCTGGGTCCACGAACCAATGAATCGCTACTCTGAGCTTTAAAGCTCTCTCAATGAGTGGTAATTTGACATCTTTCTCCCAAGGCTGAAACAAGCTGGTTGACTCCGAAGTTCTGGACCCCAAGTAAGGAGCGAGCAGACCCTTTTGATCACAGGACAGATCTAACCCTGAAGGAAAACACACAGTCACATGTTCGTTAACTGGGTAGACCTCTCTGCAGGATTCACAGTCTGCACCTCCACGGGTGGGCAGGCCAAACATCTCAGCAGGGTGGGGAACTGTGGTCCCATATACCTTCCTCCCCCAAGATTGAGACCTCAAGTTGTCGGCTCTCTCTGATGAGCAGAACCAAATTGTGTTGGTTGACGGCCTGGGGGGCTTACTAAGAAGCAATGTTGCGATGAGTTCGCTCTTGATTAGCAAATCCGATATCTCCCTCCTGAACCTGGAAGAGAAGATTGCCCGGATCGTTCGTGAATTTTGGAAAAGTCCCACGATGCTCTCAGTGAGACCTAAGAAACTACCTGCCGCAAACTCACTAAGGAAACGAGGAAACAATGGCTGAATACTTGTTAAGAATCTTTGTACCTCGGGCTCTTCCTGCTCTACAAAGGATACTGCTTCAGCAATCATTTTGTTCTTGAAGTCAGCCTTGCTATGAACAAGCCACTTCCTTACCTCATTTTTAACCAACGTGACTGCACTCAGGCCCTTTGGAAGATTCAACGAAACAGGTTTCTCCAAGAGTTTGCCAAGGTCCTCGACTTGGTACGGTTTGAGAGGAGGTTCTCCAGCGGACAGAGCTAATAATTGGACCCTTATATCTCTTGATGTCTGGTAAATCATCTTCCAAAATGACAGCCCTTCTGAAACAGGATCCGGGAATTGCCTAATTAGCATTCGAGTTCCGCTCATGCCTGAAATTCCACCGAGGACTGGATCCAGGAACAAGGCCCGAAGAATGAAGAAAAAGGAGTTGGCCCCAATCAATGGAAGTAAGGATCCCTTTAATAGGGGGCTATGGTACATGTGGAGTCGCAGCACCATGTAGCCGAACAGGATGTAGCAGATCCACGGGTCAAGAATGGATTTGCTGAATTGAGCAACCGTGATTGCACTAGTGCCTACAGTTGAAATAGAGTTCCCTATTGAGGGGATTTGGTCATTGGGGATGCAGGTCACCCGAGAATACCTCTTGATTGCATGAGGTTGGATACACCCCCTGAACACAGGAACTTTCCCGTACGTCAGGTAGTCAGAGGAAATCAAAGTCTCTTTCTGATTGATTATTAATCCTAACTTAGACGTTCCCGCATGGATTGCATTCATGATAGCAAGGTTGTTCTGAGAAATGTGGAGCAATTCTTCGTCCAAATCCACATCCTTCAACCCATCTGGAACCTTGTACTGAGTACAGATTACTTGGTTGTCTCCCTGAGCAAGGGTCAGAACCTGGGTGTTTCTGATCAGTGCCTCCCGGAGAATGACTAAGAGGTTAAGGACACTCCATCCCTTTTGTCTCAACCCCTCCAACCCTCCTTCTTGTCCTTCCCATGCCACCATAGTATCGCCGATGGATGAAACTTTTCCGTCCACCACTTGCATCAGGTCTGGTCTTTCTCCGTAATAGATCAGACTCTTCTGGAAGAACTCGTGGGTGCGGACAAACAGCTCAGGAAGTCCAAAGAACTGACCCATCACTCTGAAAACCGGGTCAGTGGCCTCCCGCCTCTGATGGTTGTTCCACTTTTCGTAATCTAGGTGGTTAGTGAATGTAACTGCAGTGTACCCTGCAAGCCCTTGACCGAAGGTGCACCCAAGGATCTTTTTGGTGACAGAGTTCAGATCATCCGCCATGGTCAGACCTTGGAACAAAGGGACATAGAACATTTTAATAAGATATTCAGTGGATACAAAGTACTCCCGAAGGTCCCAGGACATGAGTGCGAAGAACCTCCCATTCTTCTTGATCTCCCTTTCCTTCCCCTTCAACCCGATCACCAGAGATCTTCTTGGTAAGCCAACGTCATTGATAGACGTTAGAAATTCCCGAGTGTTCCTCTGTGGCTTCTGGAGAGCACTTTCCAAAACCTTCAGAGACGGAATTGGCCGATCGGGGGCTTCCTGTATGGCTTTTTCGACTTCTGGTCGATCAGGGGAATGACTCCTATCTGCTAAGAGTACAGACGGGTCGATTGAGGCAGGGACCTCGTAGCAAGGGATAAGGGGAAGGAGGTGCCACTTGTCACCAAAGTCATCCACTAAACCGGGTGTGGGCCAGGTGCAATCTTTGATACTCTGATACAGTTTGTGTTTTGGATCTAATTTGTTAATGTCCACAAACCACCTTTTCTGTTTATCGAACTCATGCTTCAACACTATGTATGTCAGGTCACTCGCTAGTGCTTCTGCATACTCATGGTCCACGACCTTCTTGATCGAGACCTGGGAGTGGAGTCGCTTTAGGCCGGCTAGGTAATCAATAAAGGGGTGGCCCCAGTGTCGGAAGATTCCGTAGTAGCGCAGGACCACTTCCCAATCTGGTTCCTTTGAGATGGTTTTGAAGAACGAGTAGACGGGTCCCTCCCCGATTGCCTCCAGTTTCAAGACCTCTTGGTCCAAAAAGTCCGAGAACTTTCGGTCCCTAGGGATCCTTTTTCTGTACTTCCAGGCAAGGTCTGAAAGTCTTTGGTTACAATGAGGCTCTAAGTACTGAAGCACATCATAAAAATCATTTCCTCTCATTGCCATGATCTCATCCCCCAGTTGGTACAATCTGTGCAGCTTGGTCACCAGAAGATATTGCCTTCCCTTGTGTGCATCAAAAATTTGGCTCATTTTCCCTGTGAACCGGGCAACCATTGTGTCTTTGATCATTAAGGCCATGTTCCGATCCAAGAGCCGACCATGAGTTTCCAGATGGATGAACCCCGGGCCAACGACAAATGATCCCCAATCTGGATGCGTCCCCCGGAATGCGAAAACTTCCGGGTCCTCCTCCTGCTTTAGCTCCAGACGGAGATCAGTCATGGTTGCGACTAAGGACCGTCGCTCACTGGGGGTGGCAGAATTCATCAGAAGAATAACCTGGTAAAAGAACCAGAATGCTTCACCGTCTTCCTGCATCCTCGTTACAACCTCTGACTTGGTGTCCTTCATAAAAATTTCTTCCCGGAGCCCCTCTGATTCAGGTACCGTTCTGTGTCCTGTCAACGCCTCCCAAAAATCCATCCCCACCCGCATCGCGGACTCTGCGTCTGGGTGAGAAAGATCAAAGACCCGCCGGAAGTTGCGGCTACCCAATCTCTTTTGGAAGACCTCTCGTGCGATCCAGCAGTGGAAGCCAGAAGACGCAAGAGTTTGAGAATAATCTGTAGGGTAAAGGGTGGCACTTTGGACCTTAGTGACAAATGTCGGATTTTTCGTATACTTGTTCTTGACATTTCTCCCTTTCAAAGCGGACAGAAGGTGTTCCACTTGATCAGGGATGAGAGGGGAGTTCAAGTTGTAGTCAAACCTGTTCAAGGAGGATCCAGAGAACACCCGTTCCCGTAAGAAATCCTCCAGGGGAGGGATCTCCAGCTCCAAGTCATCCCCCCCTCCTGGGTCGGGAGGTCCTTCCTCCGACAGACGATCGTCCTCATACATTCTTAGGAGGATTGCTGATTTTTTTCATGCTGACATAGAAGACAAACTCCTTAAGCTGGTTAATATCGAAAGAGATACAAAAAGCACATAGACAGTGAGGGAGGCTTCCCGAACACAAGGAATGAAAGTTCAAACATAGGGTGACATAAACCCGAGCAGGGTGAGGCACGTTATAGGTCATTCATCTCGATGGATTCCCACCCCCCAGCCTCTTTGGACTGGGGCCTTCCACACCCCCGGCAGCAACACCGCACTCGACGACAGATGCAACAAATGAGAATTAACCCTATAAGAGCCAATCCGCATGTCCAGATGAAAGACCCCCAGAGGGATGAAAACCAGAGTCGAATGCTGGCCCAGTGGTCTCCCTCGACTCCTTGGTTATGGGAGACCTTTCGGAGTAAATCCGTGTGATTACTTCGGATGACAAGACTGGGATGAGGAATCTCCTTTAGATCTTCAAACACGTGGATGGTCAGGTCGTAAGTGAGTTTTCTCCTCTCAAAGTTTGGAACGATGATTCTCCCCTTGGATTTGTACACTCCGTTTGGACCAATTATGCGCGAACCGCTGAGGACCCAGTACTCCCACAGGATTGGCGTTCCATCTGGCCCGACCCCAATTAGGTCACCTTCCTCATTGGAAGAGTTGATGAGGGGAACATATTTGACATGCGCCGCCTCCAGCGTCCCGTTGTTGATTCTGTAAGCAGTTCCGGGACCTCCGTGTGAAGGGACTAATGACCCTAGTAACTCCAGGCTGACCTTCCCTGTGGCGTAGGCGACAGATAATCGAGAAATGCACATAAGTCGATCTGCCTCCTCCATTTTGGAGATCTCATTCCACCTGATCTCCTCCTCTGGAGTGTGTGCACGGACTAGGGTCCCTGCAGGGCACACAGGCGGAACTCCCCAAGCTGGTGGGGATGAGAAGACAAGAAATTCTCCATCTTGTAGACGATATCCTCTTCTTCCACAAAACGTCATTCGGCAGGAGTGATCGAGGTACTTCGGCGGCCCCTCCGGAGAAAACAGAATTCGACCTATTTCTGGTCCCGTATAGGTTAACCCTTGAAGGACCTCCCAATGCTTGCATATGCTGGCAAGTGGCTCAGTTTGGATCCAGATCCCGCCATCGTGGATTAGGGGACATTCAGCTTTGTTGCAGCTCCCGCCTGGGAAGAGGGGATCATACAGCGCCTCGGTATATGGATCCTGACGGGCAGGGTGCTTGAGGACCAACGTATAATCTAATTCTGCCCAGTTTTCACTCCACCAAGCACAGTTGGGTGCAGGGAAGGTCGGAGGTGGACTCTGTGCCCCGTCCTCCTGCCTTTTGATTGCCTCCCAACATGTTGTCGAACTTGGCTCCTTGTTTGTGATTTGATGGGACAATGTCTTCCATCCCACAAAGTTGACCGAACACTTTACTGCCATTGTCGAGGTGTAACAGGAGTACCCATTCACCAATGCTCTCTCCAGGCTGCTAGGGTGAATTGTCTCGAAAATGACTGGGATTCCGTTGTCTTGCTCAGGTATACTCCTTTGGGGCGGACAAGTCAGAGAGGTTACCTCAATGGGATGCCACGCATAGTTTAAGTTCTCAGGGAAGAAATAAGGCGCTGCGATCGCCTTGACGACAGGGTCTGAACCCGCAAGGGGAAGAAAAGACAATAGGGACAAAAGAAGAAACACTTCACCGACAGTACCCATTTTTACAGTTGCTCAGTCCTGAGCACAAGTTTGGAGGTTTGCTAGTTTTTTTCATGCTGAGAACTGCTCCTCATCAGGGAGGAGGAAGATGGGCCCTTGCCTAGAGGGGGATACCTATTGCGGCCCCTCAATCTCCAGGTACTGCTCCTCCTTCCGGAAGTGGGGGTGCAATCCAAGAGCCCGAAGCAGAGGCATAACCTCAACTGAGAGAATCTGGTGTAGAGGGATACCCTTCATAACTGTGGGATGGGCCTCGAACCTCAACTTCCAGAAAAACACTTGACCCTTGTATCGCCACTCATAAGTGTCTTGGTAGGTCTGAAGCCGATTGTCGGGACGGAATCCCTTTCTTCCTGTAAAGATCACACATTCAGTTAGAGATGCCGAGTAGATGAGTCCACTGCGGGTTTGATGAGCCGAGGCCTTGGATACCAGATGAGCCAGAAGCACCGAGAAGAGGGGCTTGGAGCGGGCTTCTCCCTGATATGCAAGGGGGAAGTTCAGACTCATTTCTGCAAGGGTCTTCTGGTCCAACGGGCGGGGAGCTCTAACCTCAAGAGTGGCAGCAATGTCCAGGGTGACATGTTCAGGCTTTTCACTGGGGAGGTTAGGCACAGCCAATCCTGTCCAGGTGTTTGGAAGATCATCCAGCGGATGAGCCCACAAATCGGGCCTTGCATGGACTGAGGGTCTAGTTGACCGGGTCCTGGCCCTCCAGCCTTGGAGGAGGGCTCGCAGGCCTTTCGGCCGAGGCGCAGAAGGGATCTGGCCAAAGAGATCCTCTTCCTCCTCCTCCTCCACTGGGATTGGAGGAGGTTGCGGCGATTTAACTCTCCAGAAGCGCCACATTGTTATGGAGATTTGCTGATTTTTTTCATGCAGAATAGGACGGAATATAAAGATAAGGGGGTTAGAAAATAGGAACATCAGATCTTTGGTCCAAGAGTATTGCATGGGGGGGATGCCTTCCAACTGCTCATGGGGGGGCCGTCAACATACGCCGGATTTTGGCCCCGGCCTGAGTCAGCCCCAACAAGTTGTAAATCTTCCTCTCCCGGGAGACCTGTGGGTCTAGATAGTATGACCTCTCGCGGAGAACGGCCCTAGACACGGCCTCTATACCGACTCCGCACTTGGACAACATGACTCGCATTCGTTGTCCGGAAAGACTTGGAATTCCTGCTGGCTCCATCAGGTCTTTAATCACTTGGTGGATCCCGGGATCCGAGACCTTATCCGGGCCGGGGTCCTTGGAGGATGAAGAAACATCTGTGTTAACACTTCTTGAACTGGACGTCTTAAAGTGAGGTACCACGTTCAGGGGGATCTGGATAATTTGACCTACCATGCTGGGTGCTGCTGGGGTGATTATATTCTCTGCTGCCAATTTTGTCATCAGCTCTTTAATCTTCTCAAAGACATAATTGTTGACTTCCTCTGTTTTGTCAACTGTCAACTCAACAACCCGAGTTCCGGGCGGCAGAGGAGCCGGCTCCAAAGTAGACCCACTCGGATAATGATAGCCAGAGATATGTTCCTCCAGTAGAGTCTCATTGAAAAATTCCTGGACACCAGGTCCTTCGACCTCTTCCATAATGGTCTCCCTCATGGAGTTGGTAATATGCACTAAAGCGTTTATCTGTTCAGGAGAGACGAATGATCGAGAAAAATCTGTCGCCCTGACATGGTCGTGTGTAATAGAAGGAGAAGAGGAGAGGGCTTCTGATTGCAAAGTGGGGTCCATTTCACAACCTGTGGAGTGTTGCTGATTTTTTTCATGAGGAATAGAAGCAGCTGGGTACTTTTGTTCACGGGAGAGTGCTGATCAGCTCTCGGAGCTTCTGGCCGATGCTCCCCTGTCGAAAGGCTGTGGAAGGGGTTGCGAATTTTTGGGCCCAGTCTCGGATGGGAGGAAGAATAGCCCACTCATTCACTTCATAATACGTGACCCACTGGGACCAGTCTTGACCTTTGGGAGGATCCACGTGCGGCTCGGGTAGATCATCGGTGTCGACCGCCTCGGCTATTGCCTCTGGTGCTCCTTGCAAGGCAGGCAGGTGATTTTGAAGAATGTTCTGGGCAATGATTGCCTCTGCGTCGGTGGTTGTGGCAATGGGCCTGATTTCATCCGGTCGGCGAAGAGCAAATGCGGCGAGGAGTCCTGCGTGAAACAGAGTTGGAACCTTGGCACAGTCTATGAACCGCGTGTTAGGGGCGGCAGTCCCTCCTAAGAAAAAGGCGATAGTGTTCAAGATGAAGTGCATCATCGGGTTGGCTGATCCCGAAAAAGGACTTTTCTTTGACAGGCCAAGGTCGGAGAAGTAATAAAAGTACCCGTCCGGATCCCAGTACTCTTCTCCAGGGTGAGTGAGACCTTCAATTTCTTTGAGCAAGCAAGATGCAAACAACCAGGACACTACTTGCTCAGTAGAAAATCCGGTGATCTCTTGAAGACGTGTGAGATCCCCAAGCACTGCACAATCTCTTCCGCGGCACACCAGTGTTCCGATCCGGATAGGGGTCAGGGTGTCCAACTTGCTCTTCCGAATGAACATGTCCAGGATTGCCATGAGAGTTCGGATTGATGCGTCCTGATGCCACCCGTCAATGCATGTGCTGTGCTCATCTAAGGCCCGGAGTTGATCGGCCGTGAGCTTCCCTGTGGCCAGTGTCTTAAGCCGAGTCCGGACATCACGCATGTACTCAGGGGTCGCCTGACGTGCCTTCATAATTGACAGCCGGTAAAGAGATGCCATCAAGTAAACTAGATTGAGTGGCTCGATGTCAGTGGTGGCCTGAGTCCCTGTGGTCACAGTCGGTGCTTCCTGCAAGTGGACTATTGAAAGGGGTGTGACCTCCTGTCCTTTCTCACCAATCACCACTGAGTAACTTATCCAAATATCAGGGAGGGTGTACTTGATGTCTTGATAAGTCTTGATCAGGAATTCGACTACTACAGCCTGATTATAAGCAGATCCAAAGAGGCACTTGTAAGCGGCTCCTTTAAGGTGTTCATAAGTCATTCCGGTGGGAGCATACTTAAAGAGCGGTTTCCCAGGGTGAGTTCTGAAGTATCTTGAGGGATACTCGACATCGTCTTTGTCAGTATGGGCAGAGAGCTGAACATCCTGGAAATCTTCAAACCCTTTATGAATCCTCACGTTTCGAGGTCTCGGGCGAGGATCGGAGGCTAGGAGCCTAGCTTTGCGCTCCTCTGCTGTTTCTGTGGCCAAAGGGGTTTTGGGGACAGTTTCTGTATCAGTCATACTGATGAGGAGCTCACTCAACTGATAAAGGAGATCGGAGTCACAGAAACAGTAGTGGGGATAAGAGTGCAGGTGTTCCGTTCTTATATACAAGAGTAAGCAAGGATACCGGGAGAGCAGGAGAGAAGAAAACAGCTAGAGGTTAC